GCATCGTGCCAACCTGTAGCATAACGCTCAGTAGCCTTATAACGCATGCTGTCTGTCTCGAAATCGCCTTCCATGGATTTCTCCATTGGACGACGCATTACGAGCATCAAGCCGTTTTCTGCATCAGTCTGTACAAACCAAGCTTTGCTTGAACTCAAACGAGTTACAACGTGCGTGCCTTTTGGCAACATACCTGTAGACTTGATTGGGTTAAGATCATTATCAGCTGTACCTGAACGCAATACGGATTTCAAGATAACTTCAGCTTGGAATTCGAGTGCAGGAGGTACTACCAATTGCTCAGCCTTGAGACGAATACGCTTACCATTGTTGTCAATAGCGCCACGGATTTGAATCAAAATCTGTTCAACAGAAGTTTGGCTCAAAGAAGCAGCTGTAGACAATTGGTTAGAGTAAGTCTGACCGTTTGCGATTGGGTGTGCTGTGTTGATCAAAGTAACGCCGTCGCCACCAACATAGCCAGCTGTGAACGCGAAGTTCAGCAAGTTAGCACAGAGGGTTTCCTTGGTTTCAATCATAGATTGAGCCAAGTGCTTAGCAAATGTAGAGCCGATACGGATGTGATCGCCGTCTTCCATCAAAACTTTGGTCAAAGCGTAAGCCAAGCCATAGATTTGGTAGATGAAACGGGTGATGTACAAAGTACCACCTTGATCGTAGCTAACTGGAGTGCCGTCAGGCATTGCAGGAGCTGCGTTCATACCGAAGAGCATTACTTCTTCGTGGTAGTTACGTGGAATACCTTGGATCTGTTCTACAAATCCTTTCCACTCGTCGGCACGCTGTTCGTAAACACCGTCAAAGACTTCGTTGATAATCGGTTCGACTACCGCACGAAAGTCCGTACTACGCATTGGAGTTGCCATTGCTTATTACCTTTCTTTCGTTGTTAATTAAACCGAGACCTTAGGAGCGCGGAATGTGTTGTTAGCGATTTCGACTTGAACGATGGTGTAAGCGTCACCCCAGTTGTTCAACTCACCTGCTGGGTACGATACTTCACGACCCAAACCTACAACGCGAACTTGTCCTTGTGCGCCACTAGCTACGGCAGTTGCTGCCAAAGCTGTTGTGGAGAAGCCTGCACCACCTACACCAATGGTATAACCATCAGCGGTTGTTTGGTTAGTGCCTGCGGAGAAGTTGTACTGTGAGCCAATAGCTGCAGAAGTTACTGAACCAGCTGCTTGGATTTCGTATACTAATGATGGGTCTTGGAAGATCCAAAATACGATAGAAGAAGCAGCGTCTAAAGTAGCTTTAGAAGCGTTTTTACCTAGTGTACGACGACCTTCAGCGGTTGTATATTCTACACCGTCAAATACGCCATATACAGGGCTTGTTGCAGCTGCGGTAGCAGCAATTGTTAATTGACCTGAAGCTGTGATTCCAACTGGTTGATACTGGAAGAAAGACTGACCAGCGCTCAAAGAGTAAGGAGCAGTGTATGACACACCAGTGGTAAAACTGTTTGTACCAGCGAATGGTACAGCACGGTCTAGGCCACTTGGGTGAAATACAGGCTTCATGCCAAAGGGACGTAATGTTGTTGACATTAGTTTATTTCCTTTGTTTTATTTTTGAAGAATGTTATTGAAAACGAATGTTTTTATTATTCGCTCTTGCGGTTTCTTTTTCCATTTCCAGTGTGCCACCTTCCAAGACTGAACGCCCGCCCTTATTACCCAACGCAGTATCACGCACGTTAGCGGTGATGTTACGTTGGTGCTCGAGTGGATCCTCGAGGTGGAGCATACGCATTACTTCTTGGTAAATGTCTTCTGGTAACTTGAAGAGAACCATTTCGTTACAACTAACACAGCCTTCAAACTTGCCTGAGCTCATTTTGCCTAGTCCTTCAAAGCCTTTACCTAATTCCGAAGCTTTAACTGGCTCATAACCCAATGCCATACGTTTGTCGATACTGTCGTAAGTATTGGTTGTTGACAACCAACACAAGTGCATCCCGGGAATGATCCCCGCAGGAAGCTCGGGCAACGCACTATTTGCCCACTTGTCTCTAAACGCATCAAGGCGTTCACGACGTGCAATGTCATTTTCGCTAATATCATTAGCGCGTTCTTTAACTTCTTGTGCTCGGTCCGCTAAGCGGTCATCTAAGTCACGTTTTATTCTTGTATTTGCCATTTTTCATTAACCTTTATTTTGACGATCATACGACGCGTACGCGCGGATCATTTTATTTCGTTTTTCTACATCATCCCAAGCACCTGCATCCTTAATTGCATTAACACGGTCACGAGACAATGTAATGGTTCCAGGTTTTGCTGTTGCTGTATTTGACACTCTGCTAGAGGCTGTTGGCCCTGCTGAGCGGCGTGTACTTGCTCCACCTTTTGCTGTATAGCGGTGAGGCAAGCGGGACTGCAAACGATTATCTAACTCATCCCAGTATTCAGGATCACTTGGATCCCAGCCATCTGCGGCGAGTTCTTGGTCAACTACTTTTGCAATTCTACTATCTGTATCTCGAGCCTGCGGATCATACCAAGAGTTCTTCTTTAACCACTGCGTTGCGTTTTGTTGAACTTCTGTGCTGATTTGATTCGGCACGTTTTGTTTAGGCGTCTTAGCCTGCTCAAGTTGTTGTTTCTTATAATACTGAACTTGCTGCAAACGTTGCTTAGCGTCTGTCAACTGTTCTAAATATTCCATTTGAGCTGCAACGTCATTACTCTGAGCTGCTTGTAACATTTTCATCTTAGCGTACTCAACTCGTGTGGCTTCGTCTTCAATAGACTTATCAAGTTGTGCAAACTGATACGATGCTGCCGTATTCTCTACAGCTGCTAAACGTTTTGCTAGCTCTTCATTACGGCGCTCAAGTGCTGTAATCTTATGTTTTGATGAAGCTTCTCGCTGCTTTGCTAATTCTTTTTTTAGCTTGCGCTCTTCACGACGCGCTTCGCGGATTCTCTCGCGCTCTTCGTCGGTTTCATCGTCTTCATCTTGCTGGTCTTCGTCAGACCCGTGAGATTCATCTTCATCAGATTCATCTTCTTCTGCTTTTACTTCAACTTCGGTACCTTTGTCTTCGTCATCAAAGCTCTCTGGAACTTCAACACGCGCTAAAACAGAACCGTCATCTTGTTCCTTAATCGGAACATCTTTTTCATTATCTGCCATACTCTTCTTTCTTTTTTACAAAAGTTAATCTACAAACGCTTTCATTTTTTGTGCGTATTCAAATGATTTAATCTTAGAGATCACTTCGCGTGCTTGCAGTGTAATAAACACTACTGGCGCACCATCATCATTTGGTTGCACAACAAACCGATCACCACCGTACTTGATTGTGCGAACTAAATCGCCAACGTTACACCAATTACCTTCTGGCCATGGTTGTAAATTGTCTGGACTCTTATATGCTAAGGGGCCAATATCTCGTACTTTAGCTACTGTTTCATTAAAGCGTAGGGTTTGACGGGTCTCATCAATTAAGAGAATGCCGCCTTTGCTAGCAATCTTTTCTCGGCGTAACTGAACCAATACTCGATCACCTAGGATTTCTACACCTGGATCTACGTCTGGGAAGCATTCCTGCTCCGAACGCAAGTCTGGCTCGTCTTCCTTATTAAAATCAACTGGCATACGCCAATCCTTTCTTAACCTTTACAGGTCTTCTTCGTCTTCCCTCAATATTTCGTTTATAATGTCAAGTGTTGCTTTAAAGCCTTCGTAGCGACCAACAAGGCGTTGGTAATCCTCGAAGCTATTGACGTTATTTCCAGCGGTGAGGGTTTCCGCTAATTTAGATTGTTCTTCTCGCGTCCGCGAGATAATCTCTGATATAAAGTCCTTCATAATTTAAGTTATCCAAACTATGAAATATTTATGCCCCAAACTATTAATAGAAGTTGCCGCCGCCGATGTCGTTTAGGTTTTTATCAGGACCGACTTTGGAAGAACGGGCTGGTTTTCCTTTTACTGCATTGTTAGGACGCTTAGAACCAGATAAACCTGAATCTAATTTTTTGTCCTCTGGACCGCCGCCACTACTTAATTTGCCAGTTTCTTGATATGTTTGACGAAAGCCTTTTTGATCGGCCATTATACTTCTCCTGTTTGTGGTGTTATTGGTTGTGCTGCTTGCTGCTGCAGTCCTGATAGGACTTGCTGTTGTAACGCTTGGTTATTTTGCTGTTCCGCCATAGCTGCTTCTTGCTGCGCTTGAATCTGTGCTTGTACTTGAGCTGCTTGTTGCTGGAATGCAGCTTGTTCTACATCAATTCCGTGCTTACGGATGTCAGATTGCGCTTGTTGCGACGCTTCTAACGCAGTCATATTTTGCTCATGCATCATTGCCATTTGATCTGCTGTTAAACCGACTTCAGCTTGAATAGCAGCAATACGCTCGCGAGACGCGTTATTAATATCAGCCATTGCAATCTGAGTAGCGTTCTTATTTGCGTCAAGCGCGGTTTGAACTTGGTACTTAGCTTGCAACTCTTGAACTTGCTGCTGTAACTGAGCAATCTTAAGCTGGTAATCCTGGGCATCTTTTTGCTGCTCAAGCTGCATACGCGCTTGAGACTCAGCAGCTTTACGCTCTGTTTCAGCCATTTGCGTTTTAAGGATAACCTGCGCTGTTGGATCAGCGTTAGCAGCTTGTTGTTGCGCCGCTTGTTGTGCTTGCTGTACTTTCTGAGCCAATCCTTGAATTTGCTGTACAAACGGTCCCATAATTTCTTGAGAATCTTGCGATACCATTTGCGACGCCAAAGCAAGCGCTTGTTGGGATTCAATATCCAGCGGCTTCTCTTGATGGAGTTCCAGGGTATCGCGACCGCCTGCTGCTTGCGCAACATAAGCACGCATAGACTGTAAGTAGTGTAATGTTAAATGCTGCTTGATATGCTCAAGTGCATGCGGCGTAAATGTAGGTCCAATAACGGGGTTGCCGCCATACGCTGGATTGTTGGCGTACTCTAAATGAATCTTAATATGGCTAATGTGATCTTGGTCAGGGTACGCAGCTGCTGGGCGTCCCATTGTCATTGCCACATTTTCTAGCGCTGGATTAGATTCTTTAGCACCTAACGGGTTCGGCAGGACTTCATCGACTGCTGGCACTTTCAACTGACCTAGCACGCGACGATAGACTGCACGAATATCAAACATTCCAGGGGGCGCAGATGTTGCCATCTGTAACAACGCCTGGTTCTGAGCAAGACGCTGCGTCTCAGAGAAAATGTTGGGATCAGAGACTGGGCGAACGTCGTTGTTCGAAGCAAAGTCACGGATCTGAATTTCTTGACCTGATTGATTGTCCATTTCGGACAAGTACCAGTGATTAATACGAGAGATGATCGCTAATGATTTAGCTTGGCTACGGTGCAAACGTGCGTGGATGCTTGAAAATACTTTAGCCCCTTGCTCAATCAGCGCCTGCGCTGTACCAACAGGCATGTTGTTGTTTGCTTCGCCAATCTTTTCTTCAGCAGTAGTTACTACGCCTTTAGCAGCTGTTGTCAACCAACCGAGCAGATCTAAAAGAACTGATGACGGCGGATTGAATGGCATTGGCATTGCGATCTTACGTACATCGTCAACACCCGGTGAGCCTTCAATTTCAACTACCTGTGTTGGCTCAATGCGATCGCTTTGGCCACCAATGCGTCCGCCCTTGAGCTTAAGCATTGTTTGGCTATTGTTAATATGCGCAGCATCCATAAGAGCGCGCAGAGCGCCAGTAAGAGCAGCAGAGAGCCCGCCAATAAGATGGGGTAAACCAATAGCGTAAGCGCCACGCCAAGGTATGAACTTGAATTCCACATACCAATCGAGTTTCGTGAGTTTTTCGTCATTGCACTCCCAGTTACGGTATAAGCAAAGTACTTTACCTGAAGACTCATCAATCGTAAGAATATATGGCGCGCGTTGTCCTTCTGTCTCAGGATCGTCATCAAGTCTAATAAAACAAGTTATTTCATAAACACGACGTAATCCGTCAATGTTCCTAGAAGGCTCTGACTTACCCTCAATTTTGTTATTTGCTTTTTCAGATTGTGTTTGATCTGTAAGCGGCGTATCTGAACTGTACTCACTATCAATGTCGCGGTAAATTTCTTGTTCGACACGTTGTAAAAACGTATCTTCTGTAATGTCTTGCTGTTCTGTTACGCGAGGTGATGTATAAAAATTTGTTGATGCGTATGGAAGAATGATATTATCAATCGGGACCCATTCGCAAGTTGGACGGCGTTGCTCTGAATCAAAACGCCATTTTAAAAACTGCGACCCACCCAGTGGTAGTTGGGTAAGTAGCTGTTCCATTTCATCACGGTATTCAGGAACTTGCTCTGACAACTGCCAATTAAGGAAATTAACTTTACGATCGGCTGTTTCTTCTTTAAGACGATTTGCCTCGCCTTTCATGTTAGACTTAACAATGCCGTCGGGCGGAAGAAGTTCTTTTGCTGACGAAGCGGCAAAATCAACGCACGCCTCTGCCATAATTGGATGCACAACTTTTGATGCACCGTTAAATGTGGCGCCACCAGGAGCGTCTTTACCTAAACCAGTTCTACGTAAACCTTCTTCGTACTGCTTGTCGCGCTGTTCACGAGATTCTTTATCAACATCAATAAATTCCAAATACTCTGTTGCTAAAGCTTCTAAAACTTCTTCAGGTAATTCTTCAGCTAAGTTTGCATAAAACTCAGGATTTTTAAGCGGGCTCTGTTTTGGTTGAAAATTAACAACAACAGAACCGTCTTCTAATTCAATAACTTCTTGCTCAACATCGCCTGGCTCTAAACCAAGGGCTTCTTCGTAATAGTCCATTTGAGCATCTTGCTCAGCAGCTTGTTCGATGTCTTCTTCTCGTTCAAGTCCTGGTAAGGTGTTGCCCATTTGCATTGGTAGCTGTGGATTTGCCATTATTTTTTAACTTTTTTGGTTTTTGGAGTCGCGCGTGGACTTTTTGCCGTTGGCTTCAACTTGCCACCGGTTTTAAATTTGGTAAGAACGCCCGCTTCTTCAAACATCATTTGGCGGGGAGTTTTGATTGGTTGCATTAAATGCCCATTTAGATATTCTAATTCCATTAATGCACAAAAACGCACATTTCTGCCCTACTGTGAGTACGGATTGACATATTTTCTTCTATCTTCAGCATAATCAAAATCGCGCGCTGGTAAAATGTCTAAAGTAACCCATCCTGAATCCCTTAATACACGCAGCGCCTGCGATAGAGCGTCAACATAGTCGTCATGGCCGCCAGAATCAGGAAAAGAACACACTTGGCGCATAAAACGCTTTGTCCATTCTGCAAATTCACCCTTCTTAACGCTATCTTCTGGGATAAACACCTTGCCCTTAGCAATCAGCGGCGCCACAATGTTCAAGCGCTGCACCTTATCTGCCCTTCCAGGGTTGTAACCCCGCACTGGCGTGCCAGATTGCTGCAAGTCTTGAATTAGCGAGATACCTGCTGACTTGTCTTCCATGAGCACTAAGTCAGCTTTTCTTCCTTTTCCAAAATCGTTGTCAGCACCATACACTACTTCTTTGTAATCACCTACAACTTTGCGGCGTAACTCAGGATACGAGAGGTGATTGTCCCAGGAATCGAGTAACATAACAGCTGTTCCTGCATCTTGCTGCTCAAAAACGCCAAGTACAATACAAGCTGTTGGGTCATTTGTAGTTTTTTCTGACGTTGCTGGATCGTAACTGGCAATAACGTACTCTAAGTTTGGTGTTGGTTTGTTTGCTGGCCACATTTTAAACCATTTACGCTTGACAATACCAGAATCTTCTGGATCGAGGATCGAACCCTCAATCTCTTGCTTACCTAAGTCGGTACCTTCATACGTTTCTAACGCTTTGAAAAACGACGCTGAGAGGTTTTTACGGTTTGCGTATGATGATACGTTAACCATATACACTTCGCCACCAATTTTACCTTCAGCTAGGTCAACAATTAACTCTTTTGGTTTTGGTGTTGTTGTTATAATCTGCTGCACGCGCCCAATTCGCGCATCTTTTAAACGCAATGTAAATTGTATTTGGTCCCAAGCGTCGTCTAAGTAGTCCCACGCTGCAAGCTCGTCCATCCATGCACCATTCCACTGCGTACCACGATAACGCTCTGGCTCAGTCGCTGGAATACCACGGATCATACTGCCGTTCTTAAGGTGGATTTCTGATAGGGATTTGTTGTAGTTATCAATCAACGAGTGGGGTATGATGTTTAAAAGTCCTGAATCGCCTTCAAAACAAGTACCGCGGATGTCGTTTGAGGTT